TACTACTGTTTGTTTCAACGCACATCTGAAGCCTTAAAACATTCTAAATTAAATTAAAGGATAGAGACTATGGGTTACACAAATTATTGGACACTCGATAAAGATATTCCTGAAGACAAGTGGCGTGAGGCACAGAGAGAGGTTACTTATTTGGTAGAGTACGTTGGGGAAAGCATCTTGGATGTGCAAGAAAACTCATCAGATCGTATCATATTTAATGGTCGAGGTAACGATGCACATGAAACTTTCGGCATAGAGAAAAAATTAAAATCTGTTTCAGGTTTTAATTTCTGTAAGACAAACAGGAAGCCCTATGATCTTGCTGTATGGCATATGCTTACCTTTTTAAGAAGCATACTAGGGAGTGAATTTAAGATTAACAGAGACAGATAGGGGAGTATTATGAATAATTGTTTAGCTAAATGTTGTGCCAAAGGACTACAACCACTGTCATACATACTTGTTAAAACTTTAATTGGTGATGATGGATATTATAAAGTAGACAGACAAGACGGGGGACCCCCTGTTGGTTCATATAAAAAAAGAAAAAGATTAAAAGGCTTAGATCTTTTGCTTGATTTAGAAATAGCAAATATAGTGATATACGATTCTAAAAAGAAATATTTAGGTTTTATTTCCTGGAACAGTTGGAATGAGGGTGATGAAAGAGTAAATAATTACAGCATCTGGTTCGATGAACACTGGGGAGAGTTCGGAGCAACAGCAAAGTCTCCCTTCAAATCAATTGATGAATTGTGTAGTGACTGGAATTACAGATGGGAAGAACTTTAACAAAGGAGAGGGTTATGAAACAAGTAAAAATAAAATGTTTTAATTGTGGAGAGATTGATACAGAAGAAAAGTTTAAATGTTCAACAACTCCCACAACTGACAGTGATGATAGACTAGAAGATGAACCACAATTGATAGATGTAGAATGGAAATGCAGATGTGGATCGTTAGCATATAAAGTTTTAAGGGAGGAAGTATGACTTTATTATTAAGGTTAAGCGACAAAGATATGGCTAAAGCTACACAGGCAGGAGCCTTTCGCTCACAGCTTGCAAGAGCTTCTGGAGTGGGCAACCAAAAAATAGATCTTAATCGTTCTGATAGCGAGATAGATATTGACGGCATCAAATCAGAGATGGCAGTAGCAAAAGTATTTGAATTAGAATATGACCCGTTTCATTTTGGAGTAGACACAGGTGTTGATCTCTGGTCAGGAGACATATCCATTGATGTCAAATCAACGAGACATCATAATGGTCATCTTATTTTTAAAAATACTGATGCCTTCAAATCAAATGTAGCAATCTTATGTGTCGTAAAAGGCATTACTGTTAAAGTCTGTGGAGGTATCGAGAGAGTATTGTTTAAAAAGAATCATAAAAGAATAAAATTTAATTCTAATTACCCCTCATGCCCGGCTGTAACACAAGAAGAACTTCAACCAGTAGAAGATATATGGAGACTGATGATCAAATCTAAATTTGCTACAGAAGGAACAGCTTTATACGATTATAAATCTTTTCCTTTTGTAGATAAGAAAGGATAAATAATGTGGATAATACCAAAGAATCTATCAGACATCTGTCCCTCTGTGCAGGATACGGAGGGATCGACCTTGGACTCAGAAGAGTTCTGCCAGAGTGCCGAACAGTCGCTTATGTGGAGATCGAAGCCTTCGCTATCCAAAACTTGGTTGACAAGATTGAAACGGAACAATTGGATACAGCACCTGTTCACACGAACCTTAAAACATTCCCGTTCAGAAAGTTTCGAGGATGCGTGGACATCATCTCTGGGGGATTCCCCTGCCAACCTTTCTCAAATGCTGGGACAAAGCAATCAACAGAAGACCCCCGGCATCTCTTCCCCTACATCCTCGAAGGAATCAGAGAGTGCCGACCCTCAGTTGTCTTTCTTGAGAATGTCGAAGGAATTATCTCAAGCAAAACAGGAGATGGAGAACCCGTTCTCAAGTATGTCCTTAGAAGCTTGGAAGAAGTGGGTTACCGAGCAACGGCAGGAGTATTCTCAGCGTCAGAAATTGGCGCACCTCACCAGAGAAAACGAGTCTTTATCATGGGCTACTCCCAACACGATGGATCACATGGCAGAAAGATCTCCAGAAGCAATGGAGAGACAGTTCGCAACACACAGGAAGGGAAGGAAACGCCCTTCCAACCTACGGGAGCAAGTCAACTGGCCGACCGCACGGACATCGGATGCGGAGGGAGGTCCAATCCAAACGGAACTATCGGATCAGGGATTCAGATCGAAGAGATACAAGTCGGATCAATGGTTCGGAGCCAAGCTCCGGGATGCAGTGGAGACTTACGAGAACTGGCCGACCCCAACAGTAATGGAGGCAGGAAAGATAGGAGGGAGAGCGAACTTCGGACAGAAGGGATTGAACAATCATCCTGCGATCAGAGGGGAGCCAGACAGAGAGAAACTACAGAAGGACAGAAAGGGAAAGACAAGACAATGGGCAACCCCAACATCCAGGGATTGGAAAGGAAGTTACAAACCAGAGTCAATGACCAGAAAGGATGGGAAGAGTCGGATGGATGCACTACCTCAGATGGCAGAGTACGATCCTACCAGTGGCCGTCAAGACCCAACGTCCCCCAATACGAGTGGGAAGAACCCCGTGTCTTTGAAGCTAAATCCAAACTGGGTGGAGCAACTGATGGGTCTGCCAGTAGGGTGGACTCAAATCAAAACAGAACAGACAGATTGAGATTGCTTGGTAATGGTGTTGTGCCGGGTGTAGCTGAGAAAGCCTTCAAGGTTTTATTTAAAAAATTAAATCATTAGGAGAAAAGATATGACAGACAAATCAGAAGAAGAACAAGAAGAAGAAGCAGAAATTTCTTTAAATTCAGCAGGACATTTATGTGAAGATTTAATAAATTTTATAGAGGAACAAACTATAAACATACCACCAGAGCATCATGAAAAAGTAAAACTATTTGCTTGTTTGATGGGTTCTGCTCTTTATCATAAAGGTATTATTAAGGATTTAAACGATGACATAAAAGAAAAAAATCTTGATGAAGCTGTATATGAATTACTAAATCAATTTATAAACGACCCAGACATAGAACTATTTAACCACATGAAACATTAGGAGAAAAGATATGAGTGATTTGTTTTCTGTAAATCAAAGCGAAGAACTAGAGCAAGCAGTACGTGATGCTTTGGATCAAGTGGAAAAAAAGTTTGGTGTTAAATTTAATTTTAAGAAGAAGAGGAGAGTTAAGAGTAAAACTTTTACATTAAATATAGAGGCTGTTAAATCTATCAATGAATGTAATGTGGATTACCTGTCTAAAGATTATGTAGATCACTGCGAAAACTTTAACTTGAAAAGATCTTGGCTTTGGAAAGAGTTTATATTAGATGACAAATTCTACAAGATAATTGGGTTGATTAAAAACAATAAGGAGAATCCGTTGGTTGTTTTAACTGAAGACAATGAAAGGAATAAGATGCCACATACATATGCCATTGAATACTTCTTAGCAAACCCGGTTAAACCTAACCTCACTGTTATTTGCAGCAATAATTAAGGAAAGATCATGACATATTTATCAATTATAAATTTATTTATTGCTTTTTTTATATGCCTTTCTCCAGCTATCATTCCTTTGATTGCACTAAGAAAAAAAATACATCTATATCCCACAGGAATGGCCGTTTGCTGGACTATGTTTGTAATAATATTGTTCTTTACTTTCTTCCTGTAAAATATATCTCTAGCGTAAGACCATTGTTACTAAACACTAAAGGCTCCTTTTATAGGAGCCTTATCTTTACCAAACTATAACGTCATAAGATAGTACAAACTCAGTACCATATTTTTATACATATGTCAATACTACAAGATCATTTATGATTAGAGTTATAGAAATATTTTAATTCTATAACTCTTTATAACAACAGAAGCGTCAATGAAATTGCTGTTGTATATTTTCTTTGCCAAGTCTAAAGGATCTATATCTAATTCAGACCAGAATATTTTCTCACCTATGTTGTGCTGTTTAGTATGATGTTCCCGGCACAAAGGTAGAACCCTGTCATCAGGAGGTTTTATACCTGTGCCATTGAAACCTATTCTTATATGAGCAGCATCACAAGGGGATTTAAAACACACAACACAAGGGAGCTTCCTGATTACTTTTAACCAAGAAGCATCCCTTAGTGGTTTGTTTTTTAAGAGAATTTTTCTATTCCAATTACTTCATAGACTTCATTAAGCAAAACATTCTTCTCCATCCCCGGCCACAATCCTTTAGGGCTAATGATAAAGTCTATAGCTCTATCAAGGAAAGCATTAAAGCTTTCTTGATCGCTCATCTTAAATGAAATGCTTTTTGGAAACTTTATTACCTCACCATCTTTCATCATAAAGGATTGGACATGACCGCTTTTTAATTTAATATAATTAGAAAGATCCTCACTAGACTCAAACATATCTTGATTTTCAAGAACAAGATTTATCAAACCCCAATACATTCTATGTTGAGTAATACTTCTCTTGTTTCTTTTCTTTACACTTAGGATAGTATCAATTTCCATATCATTTATTAATGATTGATCTTCAGAATCAAGGGCTGAAACAATCTTAATTGTTTTATTGTTAACCTCTAACTCTATTACCTTTCCAAAAATTTCTTTAGACATCGTTCCACCAAACCTCCTTTATTGGGGTTGATTTTTTCTTCGGGATATCTACAGGTGGTATATCAAAATTAAAATCTCTATAAACCCCAGTAGATTTTTCGTAACTCAATACACTCATTCCAATTTTGCCAACCCATTTAAATCTACACTTCCATACATGGATCTCAGTGCTACCTTCAGTGTCAGGAACCCTATGTACAGACACACCAATATCTGCCTTCGCAAACCATGCTGCACTACCACTTATATCATACCCTTTAGGTACAGGGAAGTTGCCACCCTCTCGCATCATCTTGGCAGGGTGTGCCACAAACCAGACATGAATTTGATTTGCCTTTGCAAACAACCTAACCTGAGTAAGCATATGAGATATTGCATCTGTCTCTGTAGATTCCCTTGATATCTGTATGAAATTATAAGGATCTATTACAAGACCCCTACATCCATACTTTAGTATGGCAGCTTTTGTTCTCTCTAGAATGGATGTTATTGTGGATGGCTCCCCATCATTCTGATCTACAAAAAGAAAATGATCTTTAACCCATAACCTTGCTTCATTCATCTCTTCCTTACTCATCTTTGTTGTAGGCCCATCAAAGAAAGGTTTTCTAGATCTCTTCTCCATCAGCTTAACAATATGAGTAGGGGGATCATTCTCAAAAGAACAGATAGCAAACTTCCAATCAGATTGCTCTGCAAGATTCACCATTAACTGATCAACAAACTCTGACTTACCACTACTAGGGTGTCCAGTTACTATACTGAGTTGACCAGGTGCTATAGTAAAGAGATCGTCAACCTGCTCAAAACCAGTAGACTCTCCTTGTGCAGTACCGTTTTTGTATAGATCATCTATCTTATCTTCATAATGTAGAACATCATAAAGGCCGTTGATAGGCCAGTCTATAGAGTTACCAATAATCTCTTTTAATTTAGCAGATCCATGCTGGAGAAGAACATCATTAGCATCCTTACAATTCTCAGGCCACTCTATCTTTGCACACTTCTCTCCTCCGACACGCCTTGCTATCTCTTGTGCTAGAGCCATTCCGGGTGAATCATTATCTGACGCTATGATTATTCTTTTTGCTTTTGATAAAACATCTTTTGCTTTCCACAGATACTGAAACTTTCTATCTTCAGATGGATCTACTGTGTTGTTGGAAACCTTTTGAGGTGCGCCATTAGGTACAGATAATACATTCTTGTATCCAGCTTCATAAACACTAAGAGCATCTATCTCACCTTCAACAATACATATCTCTTCTGCATCCTTATCTATGTTATCTATGTTAAAAAATGTCTGCGCTCCACCAACACCCTCTTGTGTGATAGCTTTGTCAGATACACAGCGATACTTTACTGCGTACATCTCCCCATTGTTCATGTAAGGAAAACCTACAGCAGGTTTCTCTGATCCAATGTTATGAAAATACTTGTCAGCTTGGAAGACACCAAAATGCTTAATGGTTTCCTCACTAATACCCCGGTCTTTTAGATATTCAAAAGAGTTGTTATCAGAAACATCAACTTTGATTGGCCTTATGGGTTCTATGTATTTGTTTTGAGAATCCTGTGAGTTAAATGATGCCCCATTAACTCCACAATGGTGGCAGTTAAAGACATACTTATCATTAAGTTTTGATACAGCCATAGTTTTCTCATGGCTTTTCTTTCTCTGATTAGAACAGACTGGACATTGCACACGCACATGAGCATTGTTACTTTTGTCTGCTAAAAAACGCACCGATTCCTTGACTTCATTTGTCACCTGTGATGTATTCATTATGTAGTGTCCTTTTAAATGCTTCAACAAGAGGTGTGTTTGTTTCCAATAGACTAGCGCACCTCTTCCCTACAGATATTATTGATCGAGGATTGGTTTTATCTAACCCCCAATAAAAATGTTGCTCCTTAACTTGCCTATCATTCTTGTATATATACCCTTCCATTGCATCAAGAATCACTGATGCATCAAGATCAGGTCTACGTGAAGAATAATATATCTGTATGTAAACAACGAGATCCCCTTCTAAAAGTTCCTCAAGTTGAGGGACTTGACTCTTGAATAAAACTAGGTAGTTCCTAGCCTTATCACTCTTAATAAACGCTGGTCTGTTACCAAACCTTACTAACTTTCTTGAGTTAGCCTTAGATGCTGGCTCCCCCAATATCGTGAATGTAACATTGTTATCTGTCATTGACAATAGAAACCTATATATGTTAAGTATTATTAATAGGGAGAATGAAATGAAATTAACGAACCATAATAATATAAATCCTGTCTTTGAGGAAGTCTACAACAAAGATAGTTATGATAGTGGTGAATGTGATATCAGTGTCACTCAAATGATAGACAGCCCACAGATTAGAATCTTAGGTGAAAAACATAAGGGTGACCTAACAAGAGATTTGAACTCTGTAATCCCGGCTATGCTAGGCACGATGATTCATGAGCAGCTTTCTGTTGTTGACCTTCCTTACCCTAATCTTAAAGAGCAAAGGTTCTTTATGGAGTTAGGTGGATGGATGGTGTCTGGTTGCCCGGACATTATCTCATTGATAAATGGAAGATATATCATAGGTGATTACAAGTTTACTGGTGAGTATGCTGTAAGGAACATTAAGTCTGACTGGGAGAAACAGTTAAATGTTTATGCTTACCTTACCAAGCACGGTAAGACATCTGATGGTAAAACATTTTCAGATATCACTAAAGGTTCTTGGGGAGATGTGCCATTTAAAACTGTAACTAAGCTTAACATTACAGCTATCATTAGGGATTGGAAGCAGCGTGAAGCAAACAGGAATAAAGAATACCCTCAGTCCTGGGTTGTAGATATTCCTATACGGCTTTGGCCTGAACCTGAACAAAGAGAATACATTAAAGAAAGAATATCTATTCATCAAGAAGCTCAACAAATGTTTGATGAGTTAAATATGACACCTCATTGTACTGAATCTGAAAGGTGGATGAGTGGTCATGTCTATGCAGTCATGAAGGCTGGAAAGAAACGTGCAGAAAAATTGTTTTCTGATCGTTATCAAGCGGAGCAATACTGCTCGAAAGTAAAGGGAGGTTATGTGGAAGATAGAGTACCTGAGTCCACTCGCTGTCAGAACTACTGTAGTGTGAGTGATTATTGTGAACAATGGTTTAGGAGAAAACAATGAGTTTGAATCCAGATAATGAAATACAAAATAGTATCCTTAATGTGTACAAGGATATTGCAAATTTAGAAGATAGAAATAAAGTTAATATAAAGGGAAAACTTTATACTACTGTAGCTACAAGGGTTGAGATTTTTAGAAGGCATATGGGAACCCTAGCCTCAATCACTACTAACATTGTATCTATTGATGATCACAAAGTTGTGGTGAAAGCTGAAATATCTGTCAATGACAAAGTGATATCATCGGATTACGCAGAAGAATACAGGGGAGATGGGTATATAAACAAGACCTCTGCTCTTGAGAACTGTTGTACCAGTGCTATAGGAAGAGCATTGGCTGCACTAGGTGTAATTGGTGGAGAGTATGCTACCTCTAATGAGGTTGATAATGCTATCAATAATAAAGCACCAGCTACAGTTAAGAAGGTAGCTAAGAATAAAGATTCTTCTACAGAAGAATTACTATCTGATGAAGATCAAAAGAAACTTGAGAAAGCTATCACTGATTTTACACCAGTGATTAGTGAGAGAAATAGAATCGTTAACAACGTAAAAGAACTGAACGATTACTTGATTGGGAAGAAAGAAAGTAGGGATGTTATTAAAAATCTAGACCCTCACACGTATGAGGTAATCTCAGAAAAAATAACAGCAATTAGAAAACAGTTTAAATCAGAACAAGGATCTTAGTATGGAAAAGAAATTTGACAACACAAATAAAGGGGTACTCTTTGCTAATAAATTTAGTGATGGAGACAATCCTAACAGGCCAAATCTTAGTGGCACTTTAGAATTAGGGGTTGATGTTCTTCATGATCTTAGTGAGAAGTATAAAAACAAAGAGCCTTTAGTTATAGATGTTTCTGCTTGGAAAAAAGCAGCAAAGAATAGTGGTCAGAATTATCTGTCTTTATCTATTAGAAAACATCAAGACAAACAATCTTTCCAAAAGAAAGAAGCCCCACAAGAATCATCTTTCGATGATGATATACCATTTTAGGAGAACATAATGGCTGGTATTAATAGAGTAGCGAAACTAAAACAAAACACTAAGAACTTTTCAGTTCTTATTAATCAAGATGATTACGATACGCTTTATGCTATGGGTCAAGAAACAGGCCATTCAATAGGGCATATGATTAGGGAGTCAGCTACAGCTAGATCAAGGGGAGAGACATACGAAAAAGGTATTAAGAAAGTATTAGATCTTGTGTCTTCATCCTCCCTCATAAAGGGAGATGATCTTCCTGATGGTCAGAAATATTCTGAATATGTGGCTGATCGTATAGCGAAACTAGTTAAAGTTAAATCTAGCATATAAAATAAAGTCCCTTTAGCGGCCTGGGGGAAACAGGGCGCACCGATTGGAGTTAGAACCCATGATTGAACTAAAAGAAAAGATAGAAGCACTGGCAAAAAAATCTACAGAAACAACCAAGCCGGGTGACGCTATGCATTTAGCACAGGCCGCCTTAAATTTGGCGCAAGCCTTTGCCACTATTAAGTCTGTAAAGGAATAGGCTTTACAAACCCCGGCCTTAGAGGGTCGGGGTTAATTCACAACACTACAACATATACCCTATTATAGTTCCTGAGATGAACCCTACTATAGTAAACCCGGCACAGACATACGGCATTTGATCTATTGCAAAAGATAAGTTGTTCCTTCTTTCGTTTGCCCATTTCTCTAGACGCTCGTCAATATCTGTCTTACTTAAAATCTGTTCTATTTTTTTCTTAACAGCCATTATATTTTTCCTGTTTATTTTTTAAAAAATTTCGCTGCACTTCTCACTCCGAAACTTGCAGCCACAATAACACCAAGGCTTGCAGTGTACCAGGTCGGAGCTTTATCTAAAGCTTCAAACCCTTTCATTACAATCTCAACCCCTCTCTCTCCTGTAAATGAGAGTATTAATGGTATCGACCAGAGTCCTAGTATCCATTCATCTTTCCAAGAATCTTTACTGGCTTCTGCCATCGTTTGATCCCAGTCTATCTCTCCTG